TGACGCTTTGTAGCCGCCATTTCAAGGCCGGTGTTGAAGAAACAATATTTAATTGGCGGAAGGTCGAATGTGTGCCGCACTTCTTCGATCAGGTGCAGCATAATATCGCTATCGCTGCCGCCAGAATAGGAGCATATCGCGTTCGGGTGTTCCACGAGGCGCTTTGCAACTATGCTTTTTATGGCCTCAAACTTCTCAGGTGATGCAAAATCGGCATAAGCCGGTCTGTCCGTATAAACTCTACTGTGAAATTGTTCTTTCGGCATTTTTCAGTCCTCCCCAAAATCCCCTTACGCCGTCCGTTCATCAGCTGTTATTGTTCCTAAATTCATGCTTTTGTGTTATAATTTCCAAAACAAATTGGAGGTTTAGATGTATAACACAATTATTGTCAATGGCCTTTGCCCGACAACCGGCGAGCCGTGCGCGATTTCTGTTATATGTACAAAGGAAACTGCACTCGGCGCGGGAGGTTGGAGCAAACGCGAACCGCATTGTACCTTGCGCCCCTGCTCTGACGAAACGGGCTGTTACACCTGCAATCTGGTTAGAACTGCCCTTTCGACAGATTGTGATAAATACTTTTCCACGGTTCGGGGAGAGGGGTAACAAAGCCGCCGCTGACGGTCACGTCCCCTACAAGCTCTACCTCGATTACGGGGGGCTTCCCTGCTTCGTGGGTGATGGTGTACTTTCGTACAATATCGCTTACCGATATGCCGTTGATGGTTATTTCTCCGCTTGTGTCGTTTGTTTTGATTTCAACGTGGTTGTTCATCGTTTCCCCCTTTATGCCGTCCGTTCATCAGCTTTAAATAGTGTGTCTTTGTTTGTTAATCGTTCGCGGTCACTTGTGAAGTGTCTAAATTTGTAAAAAAAACTTCCGTAGGATTATCAATTCCCAGAATACTTATCATCTTCTCGGCATCCCTTACGGTCAACGTGTTCTTTTTTACTTTGGCAACTAAGGTGGATTCGCACATGTCAAGCTCATGTGCCAGTTCTCTTTGTGTTTTTCCGCAACGTGCCAACGCTGCTCGATACAAATTTCTGTTAATTCTGACCGCCCCCTTGCGTCACTTATTAAGTGACTAAAGTGTAACATGGGTTTAGTCACTTGTCAAGTGTTTTTAAAAAAGAAATTGCATATTCTAAAGTGACGTGGTAATATATAACCGAGGTGATGATAAATGACCCTTGGCGATAAAATACGGGAATTGAGAAGGGCCGCCGGGCTTACCCAGGGTGATTTGGCGAAGATGCTCAACACGACAAAGCAGACCATAGGGAAGTACGAACAGGGCATTGTATCTAATCTTCCTTTGTCTCGAATTGTCGAGCTTGCCAATGCGCTCAACACCAGTCCCGCCTATTTGATGGGCTGGACAAACGAACGACGCCGAATGAACCAAAGTGTGAAAATTGAGGCGATTATGAACAATTTGGACGAGAACGAGCAGCTTCAGCTTTTATCTTATGCTGAATTTCTAATGCAGCAGCATAAGAAAAAAGAAGGTCGGTAGCTTCCGGATCGTGCTTTAACTGTTCAACGATAGCAAGAATTTGTTCCCGCGTTGTCATTTATCCTACCTCCAAACACTTGTTCTGTTTTGATAATATCATAACTTCGGTAAATAAAAAGGGGTGATTTTATTGAGAGTACCATAAACGGGACTGCGCTCAACGATGTTGCACAAATCGTGCCGCAAATTTTAATCGGCAGGGGCGATTTCTCACCCCCGCCTAAGACGGTGGAGAAGCATCGGGGAACCGTCCTGAATAAAGCATAGCATTTATACCGCCCTAATCAATATTCATAAATATAGTATTCGCTAACATTCTTGTTTTTTCGCCATACATAAATGAAGAAGGTGATACCCATTGATGTTGTATGAGAGTTTACGGGCCATGAAGGGCAGCATGACAGCGCAGCAGATAGCGGACAAAAGCGGCGTACCCGTTGCAACGGTAAACCGCGTGCTTCAGGGCTTGACGGAAAATCCGGGGTTCGATACGGTCTACAAGATAGTAAAGGCCATGGGCGGGAGCCTGAACGATCTGGACGAGGACGGCGCAGGAGAGACGGAAGGATTGACGCAGTTATATGAGAGAGGGTTAGATTACAGGGAACGGAAGATAAAGAAGCTGGAACGCACGATAATGATAATAGCAGTATTTACTTTTATTGTTATGGCGGCGGTCATAGGAATGCTGGTATATGATATGATGCACCTCGATAAAGGGTGGATAATAAAATAAATAATCCCCCGTGCCGAATAGAGGGCGGCAACAGGGGACAAGGCGGATGCTTCTCCGCCTCCGATTTTAACACAAAAGGGAGGTTTTGACAATGGCAAAGCAAAGTGACGGCAGATACCGGGCAAAAGTCACCGTCGGGCGGGCTGACGGCAAGAGCATAGTCAAGTACGTTTCCGGGCGCACAAAGAAGGAGCTGGAGGCCGCGAAGGAAGCGGTAAAGCAGGAATACATAACCGGCAGGAGTGCGCCGGAAAACGCCGTTTTCGGGGCGTATGCCGTGCAATGGTATGAGATATATAAGAAGCCGAACATAGGCGCATCGGCGCAGAGCAGCTATAAGACCGCGCTGAATCTGCACATACTCCCTGTTCTGGGGAATAAGCGATTGACGGCAATATCTACAATGGACTTGCAGGAGCTTATCAACTCAAAGGCGGATACCTGCGCCACTATAATAGAGAACGTATTCCATATATTAGAATCAGTATTTAAACAGGCGTATTCAGAAGGGATAATACAGCGGGATATAACTGTCGGCCTGATCAAGCCCTCAAAAGAAAAGTCAAGCCGCCGTGCGCTGACGGAAGCGGAGGAAGAAGCGGCAAAGAAGCTGATGCAGGAGGAAAACGGCCTGCTGGTGGCGTTGCTGTACTATACCGGAATGAGGCTCGGTGAAGCCCTCGGCCTGCAATGGGAATGTATAGATTTCAAGAAGAAGGTTATACACGTCCGGCAGCAGGTCAATTTAAGGAAGGGCATGATAACCCCGCCCAAGACGAAGGAGAGCATACGGGATATACCCCTGCCGGACGAGCTGGCGGAAATGCTCGTGCGGGGATTCCCGCAGGCGTTTGTATTCCCCGCCCCCGATGGAACATACTACCGCAATTCCTCTTCAAATAGGCTATGGCGTTCGTTAATGGAGCGCATGGCAGAGTTGGGGCCAAGCATCGAAACGAGAGAGGACGGCGCCTCTATCCTCACGCCGCACTACTTCCGGCATAATTACGCCTCCATACTCTATAATGCCGGCGTTGACGTGCTTTCCGCGCAGAAATTCCTCGGCCATGCCAACGTAAAGGTGACGCTTGAAATTTATTCACACCTTTCAAAGGAAAAAGAGGACGCAAGCGCGGGCGCAGTTATAGACGCTTTCAAAAAAAGGTTGCCGGAAAGTTGCCAGAGCAAAAACACAAAATGAGCGCAAGTAATCAAAAAAGCCCTAAATACCTAAGAAAAACGCCCGTGCAACACGAGCGTTTTTGATGTTTGGTATCCGGCGGCTACCTATTTTTTGTAGGATTCTAACGGTTTTTTCTTCCGTTAAAAGTGCCTGTTTGCCTGTGTTTTTGAAAAACAGGCTTTCGTGGGGTTTGAAAAAAAGGTTGCCAGAAAGTTGCCGGAAGGTTGCCAGTTACGCAGTAAAATATTTTTCAACCTTGAAATCCTTACCGTCTATATCGTTAATGAAATCTTTTGCAAGGCTGAAATAGAACTCCGGGTCTTCTCCCCTGCCTACCATTTCGGCGGTATCGTGACTGTCGTTGTAGTACATATTCATGCACAGATAGTATTTGCATACCGCCGTTATGCCCTTCGTCGCCAGAAACGCCTTGATGGTATCATAGTCCCATTTTTGACCGTATGGGCGCATACCCTTGACTATCTGCCGCGCCTCTTCGGGAGTTATCCGATATGCTATCTCTTCGAGGCAATACATTGTTTCTCTGTACACCTCCGGCAGACGGTCCTTTACCGTGTACATCATATCAGAGAGCGCGTCGGTCACTTCCGTCATATCGGTGTGTCTTTCGGATATCAGGCGTATGATCTCCTTAAAGCTCATTACTCCGCGCCTCCGTCAATGCTTGCAAGGCCGTTAGCGGGTGTGCAAGTTTTATTGAGCAGTTTAAAGCTGCCGCCCGTGGCGTTAGTCTTGACGATGGTAGCATACCTGGTGCGGGTGCGTATGGCGCAGGCTGTGATCTGGGCGCAGCAGCTATCTATCAGCGGGTACTGCTCCGTGCCGGTTCCGATAGTGATGAGCACAGGCGCGGTTATAGTGGTAGCCGCCGGGATAGACTGAGCTACCACGATGCAGTATTTCTGATTATCGTTATAGTTGCCTGCCGGGAGGTTGATTATCAGCCCGGTTCCCGCCGTGAAGGTAACGGCCTGGGAGATTATAAGGTTGGGGCAGAGTTTGCATACATTTTTACAAGCCATTTTTTATGCTCCTTTCGAAAATCAAGGGGCAGCATACGCCGCCCCGATATATCACGGCATAGCCGGAATTAGCAGCAGCAGCCGCAATTATTACCACAGAAGGGAGAGTTCCCCGCGTTGTAGGTGTAACCGTTGGGATAGCGGACTACTCCGTACATGCGGTTATCCATTTCAAGGCTGGACACTTTGTCCCTGAGAGCCTGCATTTCGTTCGCCTGTATCAGGGAGCGGGTGGCCTCGGCCTCGGCGTGGATAGCGGTGGTTATGTCGCAGGTGTTCTGGTTCATCTGCGCTGAGAGGTTGGCTATACCGAGCCTCTGTTCACAGCAGCAGTTTGCGAGCTGGCTGGACAGGTTCCGGCCTTCGGTGGTGATAGCGTTGTTCAGCGCGAAGGTGGAATCACATATACCGTTGCCGATGTTAGTCAAGCGGTCATTGATCTGGCCGAAGTGCTGACCGAAGAGAATTTCCTGCTGAGACGCAGCGGTGGCATACTGTCCAAATTCGCCCTGGCGGTTCCAGCCGCCAAAGCCGCCGCCCATCATAGCGAAAAGTATGATAAGGGCGAATATCCAGAAGCCTCCGTTGAAGCCGTCAGTCTTGCCATCAGTTACCGCGGCTATATCCGCGAGAGAGGGCATATTATCCATAGTTCTAAAGTTCCTTTCGATTTTATATTCCAATCCCGCGCGCGCTTCGGGTAATGGTCTATCTTAATTCGGAAAGAATATCCTCGGGGTCTATCCCGTATTGCTTGCAGGCCGCATAAAACATCTGTTTAGGGTCGCCGTTGCCTATCATCTGCTTTATCTTCTGCACTTGTCCGGGAACGGACATCATCTGTTTAGCCTGCGCTATCATTTGTGGGTTGAGCTTCCTCGGATTTCCTCCGCTTAGCATTTGTAGTATCGGGTTTGGCATTTATCATTTCCTCCAATCTGGCTATTCTCTGTTCAAGGCCGTTCACATCGACAGGCGGAGCGGGTTTGTACGGGGTTATGCTGTAAGGTGAGAGAGAGGGGAACCCCGCCCCGTCCGTTGTTTTAAGCCACACTATGGGGGCCGTTTCGTCCAACAGAAGAACGGAGCTATTAGGGGGCATTTGATATGCCTTTGCGCCGCCCTCGCCGTTCACTTTGACTACTTCGGTTCGCTGATATTGGGTTTGCTGGTTAAAATAAGGTTGGTATGGATACACTGTTTCACGCTCCCTTCTACCTGAATTTTGGCATAAAAAAAGAGCCGACAGGATTGCTCCCATCGGCTATTTATCGGCTATTTACAGTGCGTTTTCAGTTGTTTTTCGGCGGCCTTGCACCGCCTGCGTATCTGGTCATATTCAAGGGGTATTTCAAATTTAAGCTGGTACTCGCCCGTCAAAGCGTCGTATGGTACCCCGTCTAAAAGGCGGCGGGTTATCAGCCAGCGGTCTTTTTCGTTATGTATCCATTCGTGTATGAGTGCTTCCCACTCTGACCGGGAGCGGGAATTGAGCAGGGTCTTGTCCATATAATAAGAGGCCGCTTCTCCAAAAGCCTACACCTCCTTTATACAAGATTTGCCCCCGCCGAAGCAGGGGCTATTGAAAGGGAATCCCGTCCGGGGGGCTACTGTTTGTTGTAGTTTGCCGAGGATATACCAAGCACCGCGCCCAGGAACGTGTCAACGGCGGTGATGGTGCCGACTATCTCTTCGGGATAGGGGAGGGTCCAGATACCCGCAAGGGCGAAATAGAGGGTGCCTATGGCGGGGAGCCATATCAGGGCGATTGCCTTGAGAATGTCGTATACCTTGTTCGAGAGTTTCATGTTTTTTCCTCCTTTAGTTGTTGTGTGCTTCAAGCCTGTCCAGCCGGTGGTGGGCGCTTTTCGCGCTTTCCTCCACACGGGCCACGCGGCGGTCTATGTCCTCGATTTTTGTAGCCTGCGCCCGCATATCGAGTTTGATATCGTCCACGCCGCGCTTGATGTAGTCCACGTCCGATTTAAGCGCGGTATCAATAGCGGTGTCGTGCGTAGCCGCGTCAACCGCGTCCTTCCTCGCGGTCTTTATGTGAGCCAGCCAGCCCAGCAAAATGCCGCTCAGTCCCGTTACGATTGCCCATATCCATTCTTTGGTCATGGGTACTCCTCCTTATTTTTTTAATGTGCCTACATAGATTTTGCCGTCCACGGATACGGTAGCCTGTAATATGCCCGGCAGTTCGGCGGCGGTGTAGTCCTGCGCAAACCTCCGTATGGCCGCAATGGTGTTTTTGCCCGCTATGCCGTCAGGGTCGCCGGCGTTGTAGCCCAGGGCGTTAAGGGCGGTTTGCAACAGTTTGATGTCATTGCCCCGCATCATAGGGCTGGTCAGCTCGATTATCCGGGGCGCGGCGGGTACTGTCTGTTCCGGCTCGTCCTCCTTCGCAGCGCCGGAGATTATGTCCCAGCGCCCGTACTCGTTCCAATAGGCCGGGCCGGAAGCGTTGATGCCGCGCATTACCACGCCATCGTCTCTGCCTTTGCTCTCTATGACCTTATCATTGCCCACGTATACGCCTACATGGTAGATGTATTTGTACGTCCCGCCGCCGTCCTTATTCTTGTCCCGATACCTAAATACCAGGTCGCCGGGCTGAAGCTCGTCCCGGTGTATGCGTTTGCTCTTGGCGTACATGGTACGGGAGTTTACGCGCCCGGAAAGCCCCTTGGCCATGAGGAAGCCGCATATCAGGCCGGAACAGTCAAAGGCGTACAGAGGGCTTTTTGTCGCCTTTTGCATGTACCTTATGGCCCGCTCCGCGTTGGTGCTCGATGTCTCCTTATTCCGTATCCATTTTTCGGGGTCGCTCATATTGGTAAGGCACTGCCCCCTCGCGCCCCATACGTATGCGTCCCCGATGTGCTCGCCGAGGTAGGACAAAAACTGTTGTACCAGTGTCATTTGCGTTTACCTGCCACAAAGAGGCCGAGGCCTATCAGGGATAGGGAGACGGCATAGGCTATGATAGACACATCGCCGGTCTTGGGTATCACCACGGGATTTTTCGCAATGGGCTGTTCGGCGGGCTGCGCGGCGTTAAAATAGTAGGTTTTGCTTACAGTCCTGTTTTTCTGCATGGCGTTGTAGAGTTCTTCGGCCGTGGTGGCGTTTTCGTATGCCATGTCCTTGACGGTGACGCGGAGGGCGGCGGGCTGGTCGGTAACTATGCCGCTCAGGTAATATGTGCCAGCCTCTAATTTCAGGTCGTTCGCGTCCAGCTTTACGCCGTCCAGCTCGATTATAAGCTCCATATCGGTCAGGTCGAAAAACCGGGGTATGCCCAGGTCAACCTTGAGCAAAAACAGCTCGTTGTTGACGTAGGTCTTGGATACCGCCTTGCCGGTCTGATAGTCCAGCGCGGTTATATCCAGAGTTACGGGGTCTGCGGCGTATGCTACGGTGCAAAGGCACAGCATGAGCATAACCGCGAGGATACAAGTGAGTTTTTTCATTTTGATTTTTCCTTTCTATTTTTTAGTACCGTATCGGTACAAATTTTGAACCAATTTAACTTGCTGGGGATTGTTCGGAATTTCCGAACAGTTAGACGTTGCCTTGCTTTTTTAACTTGCTTATAACTTGCGGCTAACTTGCGACCTCCGTCCATTTGGAGCTTCCCGCCTTGGGCTTATAGACGGTGGATTTGATGTGCTGCTCGGTGCATTGCCACGTTTTGCCGTTGTAGGTAACTATGGTGTCTGCCTCAATCACCGTGCCGTCCTCGATGTCGCCCCACGCGGGATAGGTCACGGTCTGCACCGCCCAATATGTGCCGAGGTGGTCGGTGGGGTTTTTGCCCCGGCTGTATCTAAGGGCGACATACCCGCCTTCAACTGTGTCTCCGGCGATGTAGCGGGTCTCAGCGTCCCACGGTGCGCCCTGGGTGGGGATGGGGGTAAGCCCTGCCCGCGCTGCCGTCAGCACCTCTACAAGGTCGGTCTCGTGCGCCTCGATTTCCGCTTTACGCACGGCTACCAGCGCCATAAGTTCACTCCGCGTCATTCACATTCACCCCCAGCTCCGCCAGCGCGTCTATATAGTCCTGTGTGGTGGCCTGCGCCTCATGCTCCGTCCAGCTCTGGACTATCGCTTCGCCGCTGTCCTCCCAGCTCTCGGTATAATAAAAGCCCTCCTTTGAGGGCATGGGGGAACGGGTCACGGGCTTATAGCCCAGTTCCTTTATCGCCGCATCGTCATTGGTGGAGAGGTGCGCCCCTGCTGGGTGCGTCACACCGTTGATTATAAGCGGCGATTGTAACTCAACCGGCAGGCGTAAATATTCGGGATACCCGCCCACCAGCTTGGCATAGTTTGTGTTTAGCATTGTATTCTCCTTTTTATTCTTGCCATGCTACATAGCGGTAAGTGCCAACAAAATAGCATTGGTCATCCGAGTCGACCTTAACGTTTGCAATCGTGAACCCGCTGTCGTTCACAGCGAACTGAACGGATGATGCGTTCATATACCATGTATCCACGTTAAGACATAATACGTTACCATCGTATGTACTCAAAACATGAAATTGTAATGCTGATTCCATTCTCTCTGACGCTATAAACACCGCAACATGGTCGGGTCTAAAACCTGTTTGAGCAGATATTGATGTTGTTGTATAATGGGAATTGCCCGCATTTACTGTTCCCGTTGCTATATTTTTCGCCTTTGCCATATTACTCATCAGCCTCCTTCGTAGCATAGGTATCATGCGCTTACAACCTCCTGCACCCCCCACACACCGTTGTATACGTCAAATTCATAGGTCTTGCTTGCCTCTATTGCCGGGGCCTCACCTAAATAGTTCGCCCCGCTCACAAACGACACCGCGACCGAGGCCGCTGTGCTGAATGTGCCGTGCGCCCAGCCGGATGCGGGCGGGGTAAACACGTATGTACCCACAGGAGAGGATACGTTATATATGGTGTTTGCCGTCAGCGCCGCGCCGCTGGCGGGGAGGGAGGAAGCCATAACAGGCGGGGTCAGGTAGTCTACACCGCCCTCGGCCTGTGCCACTTTGCCGCCCGCGCCCTTGAGCAGGCCGTTAATGCTGGTCGCGGTGTCGGCGGTTATCTCGTTAGGGCCAGCGGGGCCCTGTGCGCCAGTGTCGCCCTGTGCGCCAGTGTCGCCCTTTGCCCCCTGCGGGCCTTTGATGCTGACGCTTGCGGGGTTATCCAGCCCGCCGTTATTACTCCATGAGAGTATGCCCTCGGCAGAGACGGCGGGGGTAAAATACGGGCCAGTGTCGCCCTTGGGGCCGTCTGCGCCCTTGGGGCCTTGTATACCCTGCGGGCCTTGCTCGCCCGTATCGCCCTTCGCGCCGGGGTCGCCCTTCGCGCCTTTTTCGCCTGTCGCGCCTTTTTCGCCCTGCGGGATGCCGAACTCAAAATCAAATACCTTTGCGGTGTCCGCGCCGCTTGCCGTTACCTTTACGGTGGCGGCGGTTCCGGCAGCGAGTGTGTTTGCCGTAGCGGTAGGTGTGCCAAACCCTGCGGCTGTGCCGGGGTCGCCCTTGGGGCCTTGCTCGCCTTGTATGCCCTGCAAGCCTTGTATGCCCTGCTCGCCCTGCTCTCCTGCGGGGCCTTGCTCACCTGTGGGGCCGCGCTCGCCCTGCGGGCCTTTGATGTTGACGCTGTCCGGGTTCGTTTTCCCGCCGTCGTTCGTCCAGCTGAGCGTCCCGTCCGCAGCGACCGACGGCGTGAATGTCGTTCCGGCCGCGCCGGTCCCGCCCGTCTCGCCTTGCTCTCCCTGCGGTCCCTTGTCGCCCTTATCGCCTTTCTCGCCGCGCGACGGCTTCCCGGTGTCGTTCTCGCCCAGATACCAGTTGCCATTTGTGCCGATCGTCGGCGTCACGCCATTTGCGCCTGGCGCGCCGTTGTCTCCGGCCGGACCCGTTGGCCCCTGAGGCCCCGTCTCACCCTGCGGACCCGTAGGTCCTTGCGGTCCAGTCTCGCCCGGTTCGCCCTTCGGCCCCTGTTCGCCCGGATCTCCCTTGTCGCCCTTTGCGCCCTGCAGCGGTCCGTTGTTGACCCACGCATTCGTCACGCCGTCGTAGAT